ATGAAAAAAACACTACTTGGGTGCCTGCTACTGACACTGTCCGGCAGCTGCTTTGCCGCCCCACAGATTATCACCGTTAGCCGCCTGGAATACGGAAAAGCCTGGGCATTTACCCGCGAAGAGGTGATGCTGCAGTGCCGACCGGGCAATGCACTGTTTGTTATCAATGACAGCACGCTGGCCCAGTATCCACTTAATGACGTTGCTATTGAACAGGTTAAAGAGGGTAAGGCAAGCGCACAACCGCTCAGCATTATACAGCTCGACGACCCGCAGAACGCCGGACATAAAATGAGCCTGGCACCCTTTATTGAACGTGCCAGTAAGCTTTGCTAACCGAACGGCACAGAGGCTGACTGCCGTTAGCCTCTGAAAACCCCACCCTTAAATCCCCGTTTTGCACTTGATTTATTTTGTTAAATAAATGTTTTGAGAATGTTGTCACAAAAAGCAACTAATTCCCTCAAGTTATTATCACCAGGCTGTCAATTGGCTGGAAAACAGACAAAGCTCGACTATTCTTGAAAGGTAAGGCTTAACCGCCTGCATCAATGCCAACTTTTAGCGCACGGCTCTCTCCCAAGAGCCCTTTCCCTGGACCGAATATAGGAATCGTATTCGGTCTTTTTTTTAATTATTGTTTTATAAGGGTTATTTTCTGTTTTTCCGAAAATGTCCGAAATTTGTCCGAAATATGATATTCGGTCTTTTACAGCATCACGTATTCTTTTCCCCTTGTATCAAGGTATTTGTTCGTCATCTTCTCAGATTTATGCCCAAGTAATTTCCTCGCAAACTCCTTTCCTTTTTCCTTCTCATACAGGCGGCCAGCTAAACTTCGGATCTCGTGAAATGTTGGTGGGCTTTCCTCAAAATTAATGCCCGTATACTTTCTTGCAGCAACAAATTTTTTGGTTAGGCTATCAGGATGTAGTGATCCATCTGAGCTGTTTTTCCGGATGCCTGAACTGACCAGAAAATCAGTATTACTGGCAACACGGCAGCATTCAATCACGGCCCCTAAAGTTAGCCCAATGGCTTTAAGCTCAAGATCCAGGGGGATTGAAAGCATATAATCAGTTTTCCCCTGGTTGATTAGCAGCCTTCCATCTTGAACATGCTCAAATCGTAGATCAGCTATATCCTCTCGCCGTTGCCCGGTAACTAGGGCAAGATCCATGGCCAGTCCAAACCACGCAGGTTGCGCGGCGGCGGCCTTGCGAATTGCAATATACTGTTCTAATTCCAACCTCTCGCGCTTAACCACCGGTTTTGCTGCTCGCGTTGGGGTTACAGGATTTGCTGCGAGATGCCCCTCAACAATAGCTTCCCTGAAAACATCCGATAGAACAGATCTCATTGTCGCCGCCATTGTCTTTTTATCCTGGACGACCCATGTTTCAAGAAAATCAGCAATATGACGAGTCGTTATTTTGCTTAGTGTTAAGTGGCCCATTTTTTCCTCAATGGTGGCGATCTGGCCTTTACGAACTTTATATGTGTTTTCTGCCAATTCACGTCGCTTAAAGATCACATCATAGCGGTCAAGCCAAGAGGATAGGGTGTACTCATTCGTGCCTTTGAGCTTATCAAGCAATTGAATCGGTGAGTAATTCTGCTCGATATAGTGGTTTGCCTCGATTGCCTGCGAAATTGCATCCCTGCGGGAAATTAAACCTAACGTAAACTCCTTTCCTGTCAGAGGATTACGCCAGTAATAAGTTTTTCTTGATTTACGATAGGTGAGATTTTTGGGTAAATTTGCATCATACCTGACGGGACGCCGTGTCATTTATCACCTTCTGCATGAATGCATTTTTTGCTGGCTCTGCGCTCTGCGACTCTTTTATTTTCTTACCGACGTGAATATCGGTTGGGTTTAGATAAATCGCATCTGGCCTCACACGATACTGTCGTCCGTGTTTTTCAGCTGCCGGATAAATTTTCCCAGCTCTCGCCCAGCGCTGAAGAGTTTGAAGAGTAGGTTTATGCGCTTTGTATTTCAGATCACACCATTCTTCTAAAGTCAGTAATTTCATTGGTCATACCTCATAAGCATGACCGGTCAGCATAATAGCTCACTAACCGGCCAATTTTTGATTCAACAAAATCAGTTAACGAACAGCTAATGAACGAGGACCAGTTTCAAGATGAGCGCCTTTTATCTCGGTACCGGCCAACAAAGCTTTCTTCAGCTCATCGCTTTTCACTTTGTTTACGATTTGGGTAAACGACTCTACAAAGTCGTCAGGTAGCAACTCCTCATCGTCAACAATCAGGCGCTGTGATCCCTTGCGAGCACTGAATGTGTTTGTGGCCGTTTTAACGCTATCGCTACCGGCAGTGATCATGCAGTCGAGGATATATTTCTTGAGCAACTCAGCCTGGTTGTTCCACATCTTCTTGCGTTCTGCGAGGCGCTTGGCTTCCGCGTCGCATTTTTCAACATTGCCCAGAAAGTCACGAACCACGGCCATTGTCGCGTCAAGCTTGTCCCCCAGCATGCCTTCCAGCCCTTCAAGGGTATCGGCGATCATTTCTGGGGTCAGTTCGCCGTTTTCTGCGAGCGCCTGAAGTTTTTGCATCTCGATAGCTAAATCAATGGTGCGAGTGCTCATGCTTTTTCCCCTTCAAATTTTGCCAGACATTCATTTTTGATTTCATCCAGGCGACGCAGTCGTGTTTCGAGATAACGTGCGTGCTCGGTGTCGTTGACGGCTTTGGCATTTTTGAGGTGAACCCCAATAGTGCGGTTCAGGGATGAAGCGATTTTGGTCACTTCATTTGAAGTAACAGCGGTGCGCATTGTTTCCGTGTTTTGTGCAAATTTTTCATCCAGTTCTTTGCGCAGGCGTACCGTATCCTCAGCCTTATCACTGGCGTTTTTAATGCTGTGTTCAATCGCGTTATCGGCGAGATACTCAGGCATGTCATGCCAGCCGAGCCAGACGTCGGCAGAGAAGCCGAGCATAGACAGTGCTTTTTTAATGGCATCTGTCAGGCTTTTTTTATGGGTTTCGCCGTCGGTAGTAATCCCTCGTTTTGACTTGTATAGGTAGGGCGTTGAGCCGTAGGCTTCAAGTTCACCACGCACATCGCCATCTGCCACGTACCAGAACTTGATGCGCAGAACGTGGTTCTTTTCGTACAGCAGGGTACCGTCTGCATCACGAAGCAAAACGCTCCGTATGAATTTATTATTCTCATAAATAGATTCGGAAAGAGGTGCACCATTTAGCATGCGATCTTCGACAATCTCGTAGCCCCAACCGGTACCGACTGGCCCGAAAATCTCCGTTGCACGCATGAACATGTATTCAGCGTTGATGCTGGTACCGGCAAAGCCAACCCCTTCTAGAGGCTTGGTATAACGCGGGTCAGTGCTTTGGACTTTCTTCCATATGTGCAGATTTTCCAGTTCCTCTTCTGTTTTTTCAGAAAGGGATTTCTCAAGGGCTACAGCACGCTGCTTAAAGTCATCCTGCGCTGGTACTATTTCTACAGCCTCGCCATGCGATACAGCAACGGTCTGGCTTGCTTCGGGTTTTTTATCATCCGCTGTGGGTTTGTTGATGCCAACTTCTGCTTTTTCTCCCTCATTTGAGGCATTTTTTTCCAAACCAGATATAGAGAATTTCCCGCCCCCAAGGTTTTCCACCTGCACCTCTTCTTGCTGATAATGGGGTAGGGATGGGTGACCAGACAGAACGCTGCTGAGATATGCCCTGCGCGCGTCGGTGTCGTTGATTAACTTCAAATCTCGATATCCCTTTTCCAGAAGCGTGAAAAGCTCGCCCCGCGGGATGTTGAGAATGTCCGGTATCATGCGCAGAGAATTTACCCAGGCGCGCCACGCTGTATCCCGGTTATCTCTGATCATCTTTGCATTCTTAACGTCAGCAGCTTTTGCCAGGTCTGGATTAACGCCCATGATTGCCAGTGCCACTTCCACTTCGAACGATTCATATGTGCGCGTCGGGCCGCTAGATTCGCGCTCAGAAGGTTTATTCACCCACTTGATGGCAAACTTTTCGGCGTCGTCTGCACTGTCGCATGGCGGTGTTTGAGCACGGAGCGCGTCGATCATCATTTCAACTGATGCTGGCAACATTGCCTTTACGGCAGGTACTCGCTGAAAGCCATCAATAATGGCTCGGATCTCAGGATCTGCGTCATCGTCAATAGCGATATCGCAGGCATTTGATAAGTGCTCCTGGTCGATTTCATCTGGCTTAGAGCCATACATCGCGATATAGCTGATACGTTCAGATATGGGCAAATCAAAGATAACTTTCATGCTGGCCAGCGGGTCAAGATCGTCAGGTGTCTCCGCATGCTTAATAGCGATGAAATTTTTCGTTTCTTTGTCCCACTCATAGTGTTTTATCCAATCTTCACTGAAGGCATCAACAGGCGGGCGGCCGACGCCGCCAGGGATTGACTCTGCGATCTTTGGTTTAAGATAACGGCCGGCCATATCGGGGAAATCTTCCTCGATCATCATGTCCAGCTTCATAACCGCGAGTTTTTCAGACTTTGCTTCGATAGTAATCGAAGTCGGGATCTCTCCTTTTGCCGCCGCAGCAGCGGTCGGATATAAAGCACAAATAAATTGCGTCATTGGTCACACCTCATTATTTAGTTTTGCTTGCTAATAAAGACTGTATTTTCCCGGAAATATATTTTTCGCGCTCTGATGTCTCCGCAAATAATTGGATTTTTGCTTTTTCCAGACCTGCTATTTCCGATTTTAAAAAATCAGTTTCTTTGATTTCGAAAGTAACTTCCTGAGTGCCGATTAAAATATAATCTGGTTTGATGCTGGATATGTCTGATTCAAATACGGATATTATGTATTCGTCAATCCATTCATATTTAGTCGCGAATATGAAGAATTTTTTTGTTACGGAGCCGGGTAGTTTAGTTTGCATTGCCGCCTCGTTAAAAATATACTTAGCGCGAGTCTGGCCGAAAGGTCATTGCTCATACCTCGTAAGGTCGGTTTGGTCGCCGACCTGCCGCCACCGGGGCGTTAAGCCGGTAGAACTGCCCGCCAAGCGCGGGCTTTTTTACGTCTTGAGTTGCCCGTTACGCCGGGCCAGCGGGTCAACGCTCATACCTCGTCAGGCTTTCGCCCGCCGCAAAACTTACCGAGACATCATTGCCATTAAGGCCATAACCAGAAGAGAACGCGGAATGCGCTCACGACGCTCGGTACGCTGGTGGATATTGTGGTGATGGAGCCAGGCAGCCTCAACGGCGTGATGATCACAGCAGAAGTCGCCGAGATTTTTTCCATCCGGGGTGACGATTGCGGATTTATCAACGGCAGTGGATTCTTTTAAATAGCCAATTACAACGCCGTGTTCTTTCAGTTGATGAATACCTTCGTGCAAAACATTACTTTTAATTTCCGTTTCAATGGTCATGGTCATACCTCGTTATTTAGTTTCGATGATTGCGTATAGCTTTTTCACGCTGCAATTTGCGCCATTCTAAAACCCGATAAATAAATAATGCTGTGGTGGATTTTGCCGGTTACGCTCCGGCGTCGTTTTTACGACCGTTCTTTTCGCAAGGGAAATGCCATTCAACCATCCACCACCACAACTGAAAGAGCATTAATCGGTTCAGGGAGGTCTTCTTGAGTTTCCTTCGCCACAGAAAAATGCTCTTGCATGTTGTGCCCTGGTTCGCAGGGCAGTGGAAAAATCACTTAGAAAGCATTGGTTCTTTCAGCTGCCCAATTACGTATCGCGGAGGCAGCACGTGGGGCTACTTCAAAATGGCTGTCATCGAGATATGCAAGCGCGGTTTGCGCCTGGTCTTTTGCTATTGACGCGTTGCGGTAGTAGGGATTTTCGTTGCAGATTGTGCCGCAAGTTTTCATCACTGCTTTTTTGATGTCTGCTGCTGTCATTGTGCGCTTCATTTTCACATCCCCATTAAGTGAAACTGCCATTGGTCATACCTCGCGTTCTTTCCCGCCGTCAGAACTGTTTCCCCGAGGCTGCTGTGCCGTCGATGAGGTAAACAATAGCGTTGTTATTAAAAATGGTCAATAGCGTAGTTATTTATTTTTTATTGGGACGAAAAAAAACCAGCAAAAGCTGGTCTTTAAAAGCTTGGGATCGTGTCAGTTTTTGGACTTTTTACGCAGTTCTAGCAATTCTTCTAAGAGTTTATCGTAATCTTTTGCCTTGACATCCAACTGCTTAAGTAGATGTATTTTCTCGCTTTCTGGCATTTTATCAAACAACCTGATCAACTCTCTATGTTGGGAAGTCAGGACATTTAAGCTTGAGATTTCCTCACCAGGTTCTGGTGAAGGACTTTTTCGCACATAGCTCAAAATTTCTGCCAACTCCGGCTTAATATCCTCCGGTTTGACATTTAGAAGCATAGAAAATTTTATAACCGTATCGGTATTTAGTGGTGTGACCCCATTCAGATAATGACTAACCGCCCCTTGGGTATTGAACCCCAAAAGGTCGGCAGCTTTCTCCTGTGTAAGCCCCAGAGCCACGCGCTTGCTGGTCCATATGCTCTTCAGCCTTTTTGCAGCAGCCAGGTCTTCTTCGGTGAGTTTTCTCTTCATTCGTCAATTTTAATATTAAAACTATTATTAAAAAAATAACGTCGTTATTGACATAATTAATAGCGATGTTAGTATTTTGCTAAATCAACAGACGGAGACGCAAATGAAACTCGGTGAATACCTTTCTTCAAACGGCATTAGTCAACAGGAGTTCGGGAAGAAACTCGAACTCACCCAAGGTTATGTAAGCCATGTTGTCGTTGGGCGGCACTCTCCCCGTGGAAGCATGGCCGTAAAAATTGCCGCGGCAACAGACTTTAAAGTAACCCCCCACGATTTGAATGCCGAGGATTATCCAAATCCAACCGATGGGATCCCTCCACAGCATCAATCTAATGTAACAGCGGCCTGAGGTCTGATTTATGGAAATCAAACATAACCACATCCGTGATGCACTGCGTAACTGGGCAAATGAGGTTTCCCAGAGACAGGTTGCCATCAAAATAACCGAGGCTTACATGCAGCTCGGCCTGCAGCACCCAGTTCTTCAATGCGTTGAATATGAAGACGGAACCGTTGACTACGCTGCGCTGCACAACAACAAGCAGCAGATATTCCGCTGGTTAGACGGTGATAGCCGGCGTGCATTACAAAACATCCAGCATCTACTCCCGGCGATCCTTGCAGCTTTGCCTGCTGAGCTTCGCGCTAGCCTGGCAGCGGGCAATTCTGTTGAGTACCTGGCCACTCAGGCGATGAAGGCCAATCAGAAGATGATCAGCTCAATCTTACTTCGTGCGCCACTCTCGGATTTTGATTCGGATTGCGCTGAATGGGAGAGGGTTTACGCATCTTTGCAGCAGAGAGTTCGCGGATTACTGCATTAAAAACGAGGTATGACCAATGGCCAATTTCACACAAGAACAGATCGAAAAGCAGATCACTGATGCACTGGTTCGGAACGGCACTCCCCGTGATGTTGCTCGTTCTGCTGCGCTGCAGGGCGCAAGAAACTACGCACCCGGCCAGAGTATCGCCGAGTGTATTGATCAGGCAAAGAAGGCGCTTAAAACCATTAAACGCATGCCCGGTAAACCATCTAAGCCCCGCGCGGGGTCGAGACGATGAAAAAGCTAAGGTGCATCAACCGGCAATTTTTTTACGGAGAGATACCGGTTACCAAGCCATTTGCGCGTGTGCTTGTTCGGCAGATCTCGAAGCACCAAGAAGAGGTTCAACTTGTTCGACAACGTCGCGCTTTCAAAATTATTGCTGAACAGCAGGGCTGGTAATCATGGCGAGTAGCTGGATAAAAATCGAAGTTATTACACCGGACAAACCGGAGATTTTCCAGCTGGCTGAGATTCTCAACATCGACCCCGACGCAGTACTGGGAAAGATGATTCGTGTATGGGCGTGGGCTGACCAACAAACGATAGACGGTAACGCAAAGTGTAACGCTGCTGGCGTTACAAAAAGTGTGCTTGATCGCGTCACCTGTGCTTCAGGTTTTGCGAATGCGTTAATTCAGGTTGGTTGGTTAGCAGAGGAAGACGGTCGGCTGTATTTCCCAAATCATCAACGACATAACGGAGAAACATCGAAAAAACGGGCACTTACAAATAGCCGCGTTACAAAAATGCGGGAATCGAAACGCAATGGTAACGCAGAAAGTAACGCTGGTAGCGTTACAGGTGCGTATCAAAAACCGTTACCAGAGGAAGAGTTAGAAGAAGAAGTAAAAGATAAACCCTCTCTCTCTGGCGAGCATGGCGATTCACTTGCCGCTGAGGAAAAACCGATCGGAAAATTTGAGATGTTTGATGGATGGAGACCATCCCCTGACTTCAAACGCCAGGCCGCGTTGTGGGGACGGATGCTGGACGGTCCAGAGCCGGGATACAGCGAAACGGAACTGGCCAGTTTCATCGCCTTTTGGCATGCCGAAGGCAAAGCGTTCCACTCGACGCAGTGGGAGCAAAAGTTTGCTGACAGCGTAGTGCATGAACAGCGCGCGGCGGCCAATAAAAAACCAACGGGAGGTTCAAATGCAAAACAAGTCACAGCTTCAGCTCCTTCCAGCGCCTGGCAGCAGGTCAGGGATGCCCGAAACGCCGACAGAGCAAAGCAAGGCTTGGCTCCTCTGGGAGACGATGGCGCAGATCTTTACGAACCGCTGGGTGAGCAAGAACGGCGTAGCGCCCTCGACGGCCTGGATAGCGCTGATTTCGAAGTGCTCGGATGAACACCTGGCGTTTATTGCAAAGCGCTGTATGGACCGCTGCGCTGAGGGTAATCACTGGCCGCCGGACCTCGCCGAATTTACCGCCATCGCCGGGGAATACTCTGCAAACCCATTAGGCCTGCAAGTTTCCGATGTGATGGACGAGTACTGGCGTTATGCAAAGGATTGTTGGAAATACGATTGCGCGGAAAAATTCCCCTGGCGCCACCCGGTTTTGTATCAGATTTGCCCGGAGCTGCGCAGAGATGGCGCCCGGAGAAATTTGCCACACAAGGAGCTTGAGGCGCTGGCCAAACGCATGCTGGACAAGTGGATTAAACATGTATCGATGGGGCAATCAGTACCGCCCATCAGAAAAAAAATCGCAGCTCCTGCCCGGCATGAAGGCTTGACGCCAGCGCAGCAGATGCTTGCAGGACAACGTTACGTAAAATAAGCGAGGTATGACCAATGGCAATAGAAATCAATAGCTTGATTCATGAAGTACGCAATGTCTGTGACGATGGTTGTGATCACACGGCAAAAATCATCGACGGTTGGAACTGTGCTGCGCGGGCGCGTAGCCGAGCACCGGCCACTCCCCCAGTAAGACCAATTCCGGTTACTGAGGCAGCCAAGGCTTGTGGCGCTGTAGTAAAAATCGGTAATCGGCCCGCTTACGGGAAGAAAGTGATTATGGGCATCTACCGCCTACACCTATCGGGCAAATCAAATGCTGCGATCGCCGCTGCACTGAAAATGTCGGAAGAAAAAGTTCATCACTTGCTGGCCCGGAAAACTGCGCGCTGTAAGGACATTTACATGCAGTGCGCAGCACAGCCATTGCCCACGGAATCGGAAATTATGCGCAGCCTGGCTGCCGAATCAAAAGCCTGATCGAGGTATGACCAATGACCAAATTAACTTCTGCACAGCTTGTGAAAGTAATGCTTGGAAAAAGAATGAATTACATGCAAATCGTCGAAGAAGCAGCAGCGCAATTCCCTGACTGCGAGATCAACATTGCATCAATCCAAACGTCTGTTCGTTCGATGATACTTTCGCCGCACGTTGATATTGAACGCTTTAACGGTCGAAAAGTGAGTTACGAGTTGAAGCGTGTAGACGAGAAATTCTTGCGAATTTCAGCAACTCGAAGCCGGATGCCGAAAAATGGATCTGGGCTTAAACGAGTGGGTTTTGATCCGAAAGAATTGGAGTGTTGCGAGTTGGCCACCCGATTTAATCAACTGCTGATGCCTGTTCGCCAGCGTTACACGCGCGAGGGACATCAAGCATGAGCCAGTCAATTATCGAAAAACTGCTTATTGAGAACGCAAGAATGCGCAATGCAATTCAGTTCGCAACTGCGCCGGACATGTGGCAAGAGCAGGCTGACGGGATGCTCGATTACCGGTACTCGGAATGGTACGTCGATGTGTTAAATGCCTCCCTCGAAACCCCAGCCACCGATGCCGCTATCGCTGAGATGCGTAACGAATGGATGGCGCAGGGCGTGGATGAGTTTTCGGCTTCCGAAGACGCCAAGGTTGAAAAGTGGCTATCTGGTGATGAATACGCTAGCTACGCATCAATAATGGCTGAAGAGTTCGCCGCCAATCTGCGTGCGGGCATCAAGTAATGAGCGGCGTGGAGGCGTATTGGGACGGCAGGCAGGTGACCTGCAAATGCCCCTCTTACAATTTTCCACACCGGTTTAGCGGCGGCAGATGCAACGGATACTTTATGGCTAAAAACTGTTTCGAAAATCGGCTCGAGTGCCGGCACTGCAATTGCTTTCATGCTGGCGGTTGCGACGTTGTGAACGAAACGGAAAGCCCTGCAGAGTGCCTGTATGTGCTGGATTTCTGCGCTGACAACCAGATTAATTTACCTCGATGAAGGTACAAATTATGAACGATAAAAAATATTGCTATCGCTATGTTGAAGGGAACGATACCCAAGGCAGGCCGATAGTCATGCTATGGGTGCGGGTTATTATTCGCGAAACAGAAAAAACGTTTTGGCACTGCTATGACTATCACCATATGACGCTGGAGCAACTAAAACAGTTCGAGTCACGGCCTAAAAATGGCGTCAAGCGCTGCCTGAAGGGCGCAGCACGCTCAAGCTACCACTTAACCAAAGAGGAAGCTTTACGCGCATTTGTGTACCGGAAAATGTATCAGTTAAAGCGGATGAGCCTGACGATGGAAACTGCAAATATGTGCCTAGATGGCCTGCGCAAAGCGGGGCATGTATCAGATGGGGCGATTCCTGCGACCGTCACTCCACCACTGCGCACGACGTTTGTAGCGTCCGAAGAGCTTGGCCCTGTAGCAGCTTCATTTAAATGGGGCGAATACTGATGACTAAGGAAAAAATGAAGGCAATTGACCTTTTCTCAGGGTTCGGCGGATCCTCGACTGGAGCACAGTTGGCCGGGGTAGATGTTGTCTGGGCTGGTAACCATTGGCTGGAGGCTGTGGGAGTCCATGCATTGAATCACCCCAATGCGCAACACGTTTGCCAGGACCTGCATCAAGCGGACTGGTCAGCAGTACCTGCTCACGATTTGCTGATGGCTTCACCCTGCTGCCAGGGTCACAGTAAAGCCCGCGGAAAGAAATCGGGTAACCCACAGCATGATGCAAGCCGCTCAACCGCTTGGGCTGTTGTGTCTGCCCTTGAGTTTCACCGGCCAGCACAGGCTATCGTAGAAAACGTCCCTGAGTTCCTCGAATGGTCATTGTATCCAGCATGGTCAGCAGCAATGAATGCCCTCGGCTATCAGCTTGCGCCGCATATTGTTGACTGCGCTGATTTGGGTGTACCTCAGAACCGCGTCAGAATGTTTATTATCTGCACCAAAAGCAAAGCACCATTGTTTCTCAACTTACCAAAGCATGATCACGTGGCAGCTAGCTCGTTTATCGATATGAGTGCCGGAGCCTGGTCACTGGTAAATAAACCAGGCCGCGCTGTCGCAACGCTGGATCGCATTGCAAGCGGTCGTAAGCAGTTCGGTGATCGCTTTTTGATTAGCTATTACGGCAGTACGAAGAATGGGCGCTCGCTTGAGCGGCCAATCGGGACAATCACGACACGGGATCGCTGGGCAATCATTGACGGCGACCGCATGAGAATGATCAGTGTCGATGAAGTTATGGCGGCTATGACATTTCCAAAAAATTATCACCGGCCATCGACATCAAAACTCGCTGTTCACATGGCAGGAAATGCAGTTCCTCCACGTGCCATGGCAGAAATCATCACTTCATTAAGGATGGCCATATGATTGATCGTAAAGCCCAGATAGAAGCATTCAAGATGGTGGAACGCAACGCACATGAGATGGTCGGCAATCCCGATGGATACAAGCAACTGACAGGCTTATGCCCTGTCGCCATGGTAGAACGCCAGGCGCAGCGGCTTGCCGAGTTGTTGACGCAACTGGATGAGGCAGAGGCGGCTCTGGCAGCCCAGCGCCAGCGGGCTGATGAATGCACCTCATGCGACCGCCACTTTGTCGATGGAATGAAGCAAGGTTGGAATTTTCACGATGCGGGTAACAGCCAAGGGTTCACTGAGTCGATTGAAAGAGTTCAGAAGGATATGCGAGACGGTAAGGTCGCTGGTTGCACGGTAGAAAACAATGAAATGACAAGAAAAACATAAAGATAGTCGAGACTATTAATTTTTATTAATGGTTTAGATCATCAAAAAACGTGAAATTTCTTGAAATAGGCCTCGTTAAAAACTACTGTATGTTCATACAGTCATGGCGGGGCTTGTTGTCATTTTCATGTTTTATTGCTGGTGGTGATCGGTCACGAAGCAAGGACGCATCAAAAACAGGGCTTGTCATTACAAGAGAATTCAAGATGGAAAATCCATTAATAATTAATGATATGCCTTTTATTTTGCCTAAAAACGGCCGAATTCTATTATCGATAACGGATGGCGAAGTCTCATCAGCAGAGATTCTGCGTGATGATATGCATATTGTAACGCTGGCAGCGTTACTCGAGATTGCGGAGCGGGCAGGCTATAAAATCATTGCCCCCGAAATTGATTAACAAAACACAGTAATTCGAGTTATATTTGTCGAGTCAGCTTGAACACCTGACGCCCCGTAAGCTGTTGTGTCACCCACTCTATGTATTGGAGAGCGTGATGGCACAACTATCAATGATAAAGACCGGTCCTGATACGCTGACACCCGCTACGCCGGATGCCAGTGATTTCTTGCGCAATAAAATCAAACTAGGCTCTGTGCTGGTTATTGATTTTAAACAGGCGCGTAACCCAAAATTCCACCGTTTATATTTCGCTCTCCTTAATCTGGGTTTTGAATACTGGACGCCCACTGGTGGCACGATCTCGCCTGAAGAAAAATCACTTATCCGCGGATATGTCGAACACCTGGCCGAGTTTGCTGGCCACGGTGAAACGCTAAATTCGCTGGCGATTGGTTACCTGCGTAAAGTTCGCGCCCGGCGGGCAGACCGCGTCACGCTTTTAAAATCCTTCGATGCTTTCCGGCGCTGGTCAACGATTGAGGCGGGCTATTACACAGAACTGATTATGCCGAATGGCGCGATCATTAAAGAGCCTGTGTCAATTTCATTCGCAAGCATGGATGACACCGAGTTTTCCGAACTCTACAAATCAACACTCAACGTCCTCTGGAATTTCATTCTCAATAAAACCTTTAAATCCCCTGAAGCAGCAGAGAACGCGGCCAACCAACTCTTGAGTTACGCATCATGACCAATCTCCGCAAGGCCGCAAAAGGGCGGGAATGCCAGGTCAGGATCCCGGGCGTTTGCAATCAGAACTCAGAAACAACGGTCCTGGCTCATATCAGATTGCCGGGTTTGTGCGGTACCGGAATTAAGCCGCCGGACCTTGTGGCCACGCTGTGTTGCTCGGCATGCCACGACGAATTAGATCGCCGAACGCGCACAGTAGACGCAAGTTACGCCCATGAGTGTGCACTCGAAGGCATGGCAAGAACGCTCGACATCTGGATCAGAGAGGGCTTTGTAAAATGGTGATGAAATCCTATGAAATCGTCCCAATGGGTAAGCCGCGGCAAACGCAGAGAGATAAATGGGCGAAGCGCCCGGCGGTTCTCCGCTATCGAGCATTTAAGGATGAATGCCGGCTAAAAAAAGTCGTAGTGCCAGAAAGCGCAGCGCACATCATTTTCGTGATCCCGATGCCGAGCAGTTGGAGCAAACAGAAACGCGCAGAGATGGCGGGCAAGGGCCACCAGCAAAAGCCCGATCTTGATAATTTGCATAAGGCGTTGCTCGACGCTGTATTCGAAGAGGACTCACACGTATTCGATCACCGGGTCAGCAAGATTTGGGGTGCTACCGGAAAAATATTAATTGGTGAAATAGTAATCGGGGATATCAAGCCATGACACAGCAAGCGTTAGTCGAGTGCCGCCGGTTTTGGCTGCGTCTCCGCTTATTTCGCGCCGCCGGCACAGTGCTGGTGGATTACCGGATTATGAAAAATCACGTTAAGGCTTTGCGGGCGTCAGGGGAGTTCGGCTTATGAATGATCAGTATCTACAATATATTCGTGACGCGTTGACGCTGGCAACCGCTGATTTCTCTGGGCGAACAAAAGGGCAGTTGGTAGCGCTGGTGGAACAACTGCAATACACGAATGACCGGTATCCGCGTAAACGGCAAGTGGTTATAGACGAGGTGACCGGCAAAAAGATTACGCTGACGAATTCCCCTGTACCCGGCAAACAAAGCCATGCAAAAGGCACATCGATACCGCTCGTGATGGAACTCGAGTTTAGTACCGCTTCATGGCGCCGCGCGCTGTCTGTTTTGCCAGAGCAGCAGCTGGCTTGGCTGTCATGGTGCTATGGCTACAACCTTAAATTTGATTACCAGGTTTCAATAGTTAAACACGCTTGGGCGGTATTCGAATTAAGCCGAGCTAAATCGCTATCCAAAAAGACGATAGAAAAACTAGGTTCGCTTGTGTGGCTGGCCGCCCAGGATTACAGGGAAATTATCATGGGTCGTGATAATTATCAGTATGCAGATTTAGCGGCGATGATGGGCATAACAAAACAATCATTCAACTTCACTTATCGAGATCACTGGGATTCTTTCATGGGAATATTTTCGGTGTTAGATAGGGATGCATTACACGAATTGGCGAAAACACGATCGACGCAAAAGAAAGATAATTCGCAGAAGATGCTTGCAAAACTTTACTAAATGGGCTAAATTTAAGTCTAATTTGATATGTTATCAAAATTATAAGAACCCGCCAAGTGCGGGTTTTTGCGTTTCTGTCGTTACCACACCTTTAAGCTGATTATTCATTGGTAAAGTTCAACTTAATGGAATACTTTTAGTGGACACACTTTAGTCATAACTACACACAGGTATTCCATGAAAAAATTATTCGCAATGCTTCTGGTAACGCTTTCTCTCGGTACTTCTGTTCAGGCTTTTGCCGGTAGCTGTCAGCATGACAACGATACTGCATCAGATGGTTCACGATGCGGTGGGAGATCAGAGGACTCTCGCCCGGGTGGCAAAGGTGTCCACTGATAATCTGCCCAAACATAGATATGAATAACGTTTTCTTAAACTAAGATTTGTTCTATTTATGCCATTTCAGCCTCAACTCTTGCATTTTGTCCGAATTTGGCACGATTTCACTAAATCATGGGCGTTTCTGTAGATGAGCGCTAAAGAAAAATCATTAAGACCTCGGCATCCGCCGGGGTTTTTGCGTTTCTGGATGTCTAATCTCCAAACCACATAGAAACGTCACCGTCGAATCAAATTATTTCCCGAAGAGGTGAGTTATTATGCAGATCCCCGTACAAACCTGTTTGGAGAAAAGCATGGAGACAACATTTAGCGACCTCAAGGCAAAACATCTCAAATTAGTTGAAGCCCAATGGAAGTTGAAAGACCACTTACAGGATATGGCTAGAAAGCTTTTTCAGGAGTATGCCGAATCCTTATGTCTGCCCGCAGAGACCTGGTCTAGTTCACAGGGGCATAAATATCCCTATGTTGAATTAGGCATATGGAAGGAGCCTTCAAAATTTGAGGTTACGCCCCTACCTAGGATTGGGCTGGATAAAGATTATAAATTAAACTTCGTTATAGCTACTACGCTAGACGATAACCCCACTACTGGTGGTTATCGGCAGGGAGTTAGTGTTTCTATTTGGTATGAAACTGTTTTCCTATGTGCATCTGTTGGATCCGGTGATGACACTGCATATTTTCAGGTATCCCCGCAAGCAGGTGGCTTCTTTGAAGTTAGTGCAGCCATTAAGGCGCTGATAAATGGGGCAATTGAGAAGGCGACTCCAAAAGCTATTTTCAGCAAAGAATAAAACGCCAACAAAGCGGGGCCGCGCCCGCACCACACTTCAGGCTGCGCATCTGCGTGGCCTTTTTTATTTCTTTAGTCGGTGCGTCAGGTATGGACAGGTTCATGCCCTAATCCCATGCCACTCGATGGTGCACCGACTAAAGAGATAAAACCGCCCTCAATGGAGGACACAACAAAAACAGGAGGGCTTATGTCTGATCCGGCCACGGGTACAGCCGTAGCAATAGCATTGGGCGGGGCGACATTATTTGGCGCGGTAACGCAGACTGATTACGGGGTGGTTTTTGGCGCGTTTGCTGGCGCTGTTTATTACATGGCCACGGCATCCGACGTTCGGCTGGCAAGACGGGCCTGTTATTTCGTGACGAGCTTTATCGTAGGCGTTCTCGGTGCCGGTATTGCTGGTGAGCGCCTCGCACAATGGACGGGTGGCAACAAGCAGCAAATGACCTCGCTTGCTGCGGTGATCGTCTCTGCGCTGGCTATTAAATGGCTTACCTGGCTTAACGAACAGTCGCCTACAGACTGGATCGGAAGATTCAAAGGGGGTGGCAATGGCTAAAGACCCCTTTGTAATCGCCAATGCATTCCTTTGTGCGCTGATTAGCCTGCGCCTGATGTTCTTTCGCAAGATCGGCGCTCGGCACTGCTGGTGGGCTTCATGGCTGGCCTACCTGCTTGTTTTAGGCTACGGCGGCACTGTGATTGAGTGGCTTTTCGGTCGCTATGCTGACACCCATCCAATCACACCCATTATCAATTTACTCGTTGCCGCTCTCGTTATCCGGGCGCGCGGCAACGCAGCAAAACTCTTGTCGAGACGAATATGAATCAAACCCAATTTCAACAGGCGGCTGGTATAAGCGCCGGTCTTGCTGCGCTTTGGTTTCCGCATATCAGCGCTGCAATGCAGAAATATGGCATTACGGCAGTAAAAGACCAGGCCATGTTTATCGCCCAGTGCGCTCATGAATCAGATGGGTTCTCAGTAACCACTGAGTCCTTCAATTACTCGATTGCTGGCCTGATTCAAACCTTCGTGCCGCAGCGATTGACCATGGACCAGGCTAAAACCTTGGGTCGGTCTAATACCGAAAAGGTTGTGCCAGCCATTCGCCAAACAGCTATTGCTAACCTGGTCTATCACGGCCGATTCGGCAACAAATTGCCGGGAGACGGCTGGAAATTTAGAGGGCGCGGCCTGATTCAGACCACTTTTCTTGATAATTACATGACCACTGGCAAGGCCATTGGTGTCGAGCTGGTGGCCACGCCGGAATTGCTCGAGCAGCCATCTAATGCCGCGCTATCCGCAGCATGGTTCTACACGTCTCGCGGCTGCCTGCGTTATTCGGGCAATATCGCGGTGGTTAGCCGGATGATTAACGGCGGTAATAACGGTCTGCAAGACAGAACGGCGCGCTATCAAGTTGCGCTCAAAGCCCTGACCGCCTGAAGGAGTCCAGAAATGAACCTGCTCCAAAAACTTTTCTCTTTATTTACCCCATCACAGAAGGTTACCGAGATGACTACCCAACCAGCTACCAGCGCCGTGCTCACTGCCGCAGGCGCAGCGGTTCAATCAGTGCAAAATATTGCTACCGAAGTTGCACAAACCGCAGCTGCTCTATCAACCGTTATCCCTGTTGCCGCGCCTGTCGCCGCCGCAGCGGAAACCGTGTCAAACACCATCACCGCAGTAGAAGCGGCAGTGCCGGCAGTCGAAAACGTTCTGGCTGCTCTGCTGCCACTCCTGCACGCCGCTGGCCACGAAATTGGGGCCGAGTGGGAAAGTCTGGTCGCTGCTGCTAAAACCCTGGCTAAATAAGGAAAGACCGAATGTCTATTATTGCCCTCCAATTGGCCTCTTACGCCGTTCTTGCTGACGGCGTCACAACTAACCGGCTGCAGGTGAACGTTACTGGTGATGTCACTGGTAACCCTGAGTCTGGCCTGCTTGTCACTCTGTCTGCTGATGCAGCATTGTCATTCAGTGAAACGCACCTGACTACTGATGAATCTGGTGCAGCTACAGCGACATTCACATCTACCCAGCCTGGTACTTACCCTGTTACCGCGACCCTGGCCGACGGGACCACCGTTACAGGTGCGGTTGCATTCCTGGCTGTACCTGACGCTGCGAATATTGAGCCAACCGCACAGGTACCCACTCAAGCGGCTACCAACGTGCTTACCTCTGGCGTTAAGGATTTGGTGGGTAGCCTGCGCGCCGGTATTGAAGACCTTGAAAAAGTCATTGATACAGTGAGTGCGGTAGGTTTGCTGCCGGTTGAAGAACTGGAAGCCCTGGGCAAAAAGCTGTTCGCAGGGTTGCTGCAAAAGTTTCAGTAAATGGCATTACAGGTGGCTTTCATTGAGAGCCATCGATAATGTTTTCAATCGTTCTTTAACTCCACACAACCTCGCGCCATAATTGCAGAGACTTCCCACAGTAAGGCGATGAAAATGAGAATCATAGATCTTGATCGTGATAATACAAGTTATGAGCCAGGTGTCGCGGACAGATATTTAAAGTTAGATGGGCAGCCTGATCCAGAATGGATAGAACATTTCGAACGTGCGCACGCAAATTTTTTTTCAATGTCAAAAAGGCGAGCGCAAGTAAGGGGTGATTGTATTGTCGTAAGTTGCGTACTCGATGAGATACAGAACCAAATTATCGAACTAAATACGCAATGTGAGCGAGCCACTGAAGAGTGGCAAGCACGAAAAGACAGAGAAAAGCAACAAAAAGAAGATAATGACCGTAAAATTGAAGCGCAGAAAATTAAAGCAAATCAAATATTTGGTAACTTGAAATTCTAATAGCTAGACCGCCTCCGGGCGGTTTTTTATTGCTATCACAATGGGCAATCTCATCGTAATGGCTCTAAAGAAAGGAACAGAGTATGGCAACGCCGGACTGGGAGGCGATACAAAAAGCCTACTGTGCCGGTAACGAAAGCCTCCGTGACATTGCGGCGCGGTACGGAATAACCGAAGGGGCTATACGGAAACGTGCAGCTAAACTCGGCTGGGTACGCAAGAAAAAAACGAGTACGCAATCTGGTACGCAAGTACGCAAAAATGGTACGCAAAAAGATAAGGTGCGTACCGAGCAATCCCGCGTCGAGCGTGAGAAAAAAGAAAAGTACGCAACAGAGAAAACTCAACCCCCGTCAGATACGAAACCCGAACCTAAACGAAAGGTCGTAACCAACCATCCCCCATTCCAGGGCGGCAACCAGGCAGCCCTGAAACATGGCGGCTACGCCCGGAGAATGCTCTGGACAGATGCTGTCACAGAAGATGCTCGGGCGCTGACGCTTGAGGATGAGCTATTTCGCCTGCGTGCCAGCAACCTGGTGGCAGCCGAAAACATCGGGCGCTGGACTACGCAGCTTGAAGACGTTGATGACAAAGACACAGACGCAAGGAAAGCTCTGCTGGATAGCATCGGTGCCGCTGAAAAGGCCATGATGCGTAACACGGTACGCATTGAGTCCATCGAACGCACCACCGTGGTCATGAACAAGGCCCTTGCGGATACCAGCTATCGTGAGGCCACAACGGAAAAGGTTGAACTCGAGGTTGGCAAGTTGAAACTGCAGCTCGGCAAACCTGTAGGGGAACTGGATAATGTCGACACAACGAGCCTGACCCCTGACGAAGCCGCAGACGTATACCGCCAATTGATGGGATAACCGCGAGAAATACCGCGTTCACGCTGTAAAAACGTTATGCAAATTCACCCCTGTTTTATGCGCGATTTATGCAGTGTTTTTTGCGCTGTTTTCGGGAGGAGTTTGCTAAAAATAACAGGTTCACCGCGTGGCGGCCTTGAGTGGTCTCGGCGGGGTGCGGGTAAGCACCATTATGTTAAAAACCCCCTTTTTTCATGCAAAATTCGAGTAATCCGCTATGCCGATCCCTTTCCCGTTCGACTTCAAAAAACCGGACTATCGGCAAGTATTTGAATGGCGAATGGAGCGGTTGCAGCGTATCCGCCAGCATCCTGAAATGCTACCGGCGCTCAAGGCTTTCTACCGCGATAATCCAGCCCAGTTCATTATCGACTGGGGTATGACGACTGACCCTCGCAATATCGACTATGGGCTACCAGTGACTATCCCGTTTTTACTTTTCCCGAAACAGGAGGAGTGGATCCACTGGATAATGGATCGCCGGGAAAACTTGGAAAACGGCATCACCGAAAAAAGCCGCGAGATGGGATTAAGTTGGACCGCCATTGGCATGGCCTGTTCTCTCTGTCTGTTTAACCGAGAAATGGTGATCGGTTTTGGTTCGCGCAAAGAGGAGTATGTGGACAGCACCGGCGACCCTAAGGCGCTGTTCTGGAAAGCTCGTAAATTTGTTGAGACGCTGCCGGTTGAGTTCCGCGGTAGCTGGAGCGACAAAAAACACGCGCCTTACATGCGTGTCGAGTTTCCTGATACCGGCGCTGTTATCAAAGGCGAGGCGGGGGACAATATAGGACGTGGTGACCGAACCACGCTTTACCTGGTCGATGAGGCTGCATTTTTACAGCGGCCTTTGCTCATTGATGCCGCTCTGTCACAGACCACACGTTGCCGTATAGATCTCTCGTCGGTCAATGGGATGGCAAACCCATTCGCACAAAAGCGGCATGGCGGCAAAATCCCCGTCTTTACGTTTCACTGGCGCAGCGACCCACGCAAGGATGAAGCCTGGTACGCGAAAGAGTGCGCCAAAATCGATAACCCTGTGGTGGTCGCTCAAGAGCTGGATTTGAACTACTCGGCCTCTGCTGAAGGTGTTCTGATCCCGAATGAGTGGATCAGAGCCGCTATCGACGCACATATTAAACTCGGCATTCAGCCTACTGGCATTCGCCGTGGGGCATTGGACGTTGCAGACGAGGGGCGAGATAAAAACGCATTCTCTACTCGCCACGGCTTTCTTCTCAACGATGTTGACGAGTGGTCAGGTGTTGGCAGTGACATCTATAAAACCTCGGAGAAAGCCTTTGGGCTTTGTGATCTGCATGGCCTGGAAGAGTTTCGTTTCGACGAGGATGGACTTGGTGCCGGCGTCCGCGGTGATGCTCGAGCAATAAACGAGACGAGAAAAACAGAAGGTGTGCGCTACATCCTGGCCACACCATTTCGCGGCAGTGCTTCTGTTTTCGATCCGGATGATGAAGCCGTGCCCGGCGACAATGGCCAGCCAGCCCGAATTAATAAAGATTTCTTTGCAAACGCCAAGGCACAGAGCTGGTGGCACCTGCGTAAGCTTTTCCGCAACGTCTATCGCGCTGTCGTCGAAGGTATGGAATATGACCCGGACGAAATCATTTCTATCAGCGCAAATATCAAGAACCTCGACAAACTGATTATCGAGCTTTCCCAGCCAACATATTCAATCAACGGTGTTGGGAAAATCATCGTCGATAAACAGCCTGATGGGACCAAATCACCCAACCTTTCGGATTCCGTCATGATCAACTATGCCCCAATGGATACCACTATGGATATCTGGAACAAGTTAGGAGGCCAGTAATGTCGCGCTCAAGACCTATTGCCACCGCTGACTCCTACGATAACTTTGTTGCCAAAGTTGGTATGCAGCAGCAGAACCAGCATGCAGCATCAACGTATCGGGCAAACTTCACCAGCCGCAATCGCCTGCTGATTGAATATGCTTACCGGTCGTCTTGGATCATTGGTGCCGCGGTTGACTCAATAGCCGACGACATGACCAAGAAAGGTGTGCGTATCACGTCAGAAATCGACCCCAAACGAAGCGGTGTATTGGAGTCTGAGTTTGAGGCACTGAATATATGGGACTGTCTCAACGATACGATCAAATGGTCACGTCTCTACGGCGGGGCAATGGCGCTGATACTGATTGAAGGCCAGGCCCCACTAACCCCACTCGACGTGAACAAAATAGGCAAAGATAGCTTTAAAGGGCTTATCGTTCTGGATCGCTGGATGGTTAACCCGAATTTTGGACGCCTGATTAAAACCCTTGGTCCAGACCTTGGAAAACCCGAGTTCTACGACATCGTGACCACTGCACAAGGTCTGCCCGCCTGGACAGTTCACCACACACGTCTGATTCGCTTTGATGGCGTAACGCTACCCTACCAGCAATCCCGAACAGAGAACGGCTGGGGGATGTCGGTTGTTGAGCGTATTTTTGACCGCCTTACTTCTTACGATAGTACAAGCGTAGGGGCCGCACAGCTTGCCTATAAGGCCCACTTGCGAACGATGAAAATCGCGAAGCTGCGGGAAATTATCGCGATGGGCGGCAAGCCATTAGATGCACTGATGAAAAATATGGAGATGGTCAGACAATTCCAGACCAATGAAGGATTAACACTCGTTGATGGGCAGGACCAGTTTGAAACGCACTCTTACTCTTTCGCTGGCTTGCCGGATTTAATCGCCGAATTCAAAGAGGAGATCTCCGGGGCTACCGGGATACCCCTTGTACGGCTATTCGGGCAATCACCCAAGGGATTTTCGACAGGCGATTCAGACCTGGCCAACTATTACGATGCGGTAGGTACACAGCAGGAGCGCCGTTTGCGCCGGCCAGTGCGCATGCTTTTTGACATCATTCACCGCTCGAATTTCGGCGAGGGACTACCTGACGACTTTACCTATGAATTTAATCCGCTGTGGCAAATGAGCGAGGTAGACCGTTCAACGGTAGCCACTAATACCGCCACCGCTATATCAACCCTTTATGACCGGGATTTGCTGTCGAAGAAGGCAGCCATGACCGACATTAGGGAGCTTGCTGATGTAACTGGCATTGGTTCATCCATTACTGATGAGGATATCGATGATGCCGAAGACAGCCCGCCGCCAGGAGCGAAAGATATCGGAGCTAAAGGCCCATCCGAGGGCGATAGAGAGCCGGTATCAGAAAAGCCTACAGGCGATAGCGCGCGAAGTGGGAAAGATAATTCGCGATGGCTACGATGGTTCAAATGATTCAGTAAGCGAAATCATGGACCGCCTGGGCCAGTACAGCGACATCATTGACGATTGGGCCGACACCGTGGCCACCAACATGGTTTCCTCGGTCAATAAACATGATGAAAACACATGGAAAGCGCGCAGCCAGGCGATCAGCAAAGAATTGCATAACGTAATCGATAATACCCCCGTGGGGCATATTATGCGGTCCATCGTTGCTGAGCAGGTTAAGTACATCAAAAGCTTACCGATTGAAGCTGCTGATCGCGTTTATGACATTCAGAACCAGGCCATTGAGCTGGTGGCCAATGGCGGCCGCTCTACTGAGCTTGCAGAAGAAATCATGCGTAGCGGGGAGGTGGCTGAATCTCGCGCCAAGCTTATTGCACGGACAGAGGTTGGCCGTGCATCCGTAGCTTTAACGCAGGCTCGGGCGTTATCTGTGGGTTCCGATGGATACATCTGGCGCACGGCAGATGATGGTGATGTGCGACATTCTCATGATCTGATGAATGGGAAGTTCGTCCGCTGGGACTCGCCGCCAACATTGGATGGCATGACTGGGCATGCGGGCTGCTTACCCAACTGTCGTTGTTATCCAGAAGTGGTGATCCCACACTCAAATATCTTTGCTATGCAGAGCCAGCGCATGATTGATGGGGTGCGGATTGTAACCGCTAAGGGTAAAGCCGTCAGAGTAGCTGCGTAGATATATTCCCATTTCAATTACCGGTCGCTTAGGCGGCCTTTTTTATGCCCGCGATCCAGCAGGTACCCAATGAAATATTTCTTTAAGACCCGCCTTGGTAACACTCGTTATCAGCTGGCCGATGGTTCGGTGCTGTTTAAAGACGTGCCAATTGCCCGGACCGGTACCCAGGTCTATGGCGCTGAAGAGCTACCAGACCTTGAGCCGGGCGTTGATGGGTTGATAACCGTTCAACGAAATCCCGAGGAAGTTTTTAGCGATGAAACGATCGCGTCCTTTGAAGGGATGGCGGTAACGCTTGGTCACCCCAAGGATTTAAGCGGCAATATCATTTTCATTACGCCGGATAACTGGCGGCAACTGGCGAACGGCCATATTCAAAACGTCAGGCGCGGCACAGGTGACAAGTCTGATCTGATGCTGGCCGACGTCATTGTGAAAACACAGGACGGCATTCAGGCGATCAATGACGGTGACGACGAAGTCAGTTGCGGTTATGACGCCGAATATAAACAAATTTCGCCGGGGGTAGCGTCACAGTACGCAATCACTGGGAATCATCTGGCTGTGGTCCCTAGTGGCCGCGCTGGTTCACGTTGTGCATTTGGAGACAGCATGCCTACTACCTCAAACACCGCAAAAAGTTGGTTGGCGCGCCTCACGCGCGCGCGTAAGACCAATGATGCCAATGAATTGGCAAGCCTTATTGATAATCCGCCTACCGATATGACGGGCGATGATGCAGGTGTCACGAACACCACCACACCAGGTGGCGTGGTGAATATTCACCTGGCGCCACAACAGCCTCTACCCGGTCCGGCATTGTCGGGTACGGGTGATGCTGATGAAGATATCCCGGCATGGGGCAAGGCGCTTATTGAGGCCGTTTCAAAGCTGACTGGCGAGAATAAAACCGAGCCAACCGGTGATGAAGACGAAGACGATAAGGAAGAGAAAAAAGAAGAGGCTGGCGCTATCACTGGTGATGCCGCCTATCGTGCCGACCTTATCCAACCGGGTATCCAACTGCCAGAGAAATCAAAACTGACGGCGTTTAAGCGCACCGTGTTGGCAGGCGCAGATCAGAAAATCGTCCGCTCAATTGTAGGGGATGCGGATATTTCCAAGCTGAAAAAACGCACGGTAGATATGGCTTTCAATGCCGTTTCCGAGCTTTCAAAGAGCCGCAATACCAAAACCAATGACAGCGCCCGTGCAATGGGTGACGCAACACGCAACACCATTGCCGGGTTGAACCAAGCTAACCAGGACTTCTGGTCTAAACGAGGCTAAACCCCCATGACTGCATATTTAAAGCGGATGCCTGCGGGCATTGCCGGGGCTATCTCACGCCCGCAAGATCTCACGGTAGAACCAGTTATTCTGGATTCTACCAACCTCTTTGCCGCCTATGGACTGGGTGGCAAATATCTCAATGGGAAGTTTGTTCCTATCGCTGCTGGTGATACTGCCGCTTTGCTGGCGGGTATTTTAGTCCGTCCGTTCCCGACGGCGGCACAACCCGATGTTGTCCAGCAAATTGGTACCGGGAAGAATTTTACCGGTGACAGTCTCAAGCGCGGCTATCTCAATGTGAACATCGGCGGCGACGCAAGCAGCGTTACGCTGGGTGGCGCAGTGTACATGCGTATTGCCGCGCCAAACGTGGGCAGTTTTGTTGCCGCTGCAGATGGCGTCAATACCGTGGCGATCACCACCGCCTATTTCACCGGCCCTGGCGATACCAGCGGCAATATCGAAATCGCTTATAAAATTTAAGGAAGATTGAAAATGGTAATGCAAACCTTTGATCAGGCGACGGTAGACGGCACCGGTACTTTTCTGATTCATGAGCTGGAGCGTCTTGATCAAACGCTAAATATGCCGCTTGTTGCTTTCACTTGGGGCCGCGATATTCAGCTTCGTGAAGACGTCTCTATTGCTGATGAAATCAGCTCCTTCACTCAGTCCGGGTTCTCTGCTTCTGGCTCACCAGCCTCTAATGGTAAAAACTGGCTGAGTAAAACAGCCACGGCTATCGCTGGCGTTAACGTGGATATCTCCAAGCAGGGCTTCCCGCTGACGCTTTGGGGGATGGAGCTTGGTTGGACGCTGCCAGAACTGCAGGCGGCGGCGCAGGTGGGGCGTCCGATTGACTCACAAAAATTCGAAGCCATGCAGCTTAAATGGAACATGGACACGGACGAGCAAGTTTACACCGGCGATACAGGGCTAGGTATCAAGGGGCTGCTCAATTTGAGCCAGGTCACGCCGATGAATGCCGCCAAAACTTTTGCCACCTCAAGCCCGGATGATATGCGCCTGGCGATCAACACGGTACTGAGCGCAGCGTGGGCCAACTCGGCCTATTCGATGGTGCCTACCGACCTGTTGATCCCACCAGAACAGTATGGATTGCTGGCAAGCACTATCGTTTCAACCGCGGGTAACCAGTCACTGCTGACTTACCTTTCAACTAACACCATTGCTTATCATCAAAATGGACGTCCGTTGAATATCCGCCCGGTTAAATGGGCGAAAGGCATCGGCACCAGCGGTACCGACCGCATGATTGCCTACACGAATGATAAAAAATTCGTGCGCTTCCCAATGGTCCCACTGATGAGCGTCCCCGTTCAGTACCGCGGGCTTTATCAGTTGGTGACGTATTACGGGAAACTGGGTGCGGTAGAGCCTGTTTATACCGAAACCCTGGCTTACATGGACGGCATTTAACTGACCGCCCCGTAAAGGGGCTTTTTTGTGAGGCAGTGATGAAGACAATTTATGTTTTAAAAGCATTCGGCTTCAATGACGGTTCCGGGAAACTCGTTGATTTTTCGCCAGGTTTCCATGATGTCGAGGATGAAGTCGCGGAACATTGGTTTGTGAAAGCTCATCTTTCGCCAGATGGAAAAGCCCCGGCAACTGATACTGATCCGCGTATTTCTGAGCTGGAAGGCCAGTTGGCTGACAGGGATGCGAAAATCACCGAGCTGGAAGGCCAGTTGGCTGACTTAACAGCGCAGATCGTTTCATTATCAGGTGGTGACAATAATGGCGGTAAATCAAAGCCTTCCGACACCAAGTGATTTTCGAGAGCTTTTCCCCCAGTTTGCCGACACAACCAAATTCCCCAATATACGCATTGCCGCCCGACTCGCAGTAGCAGACCGATTACTTAATGAGAACGTCACTGGAACAGACTTGTTTCCCTATTTCTGTGGCCTTTTCGTTGCTCATTATATGGCGCTCGATGTGGCTGATAACCGTTCGGTTGCAGTCGGTGGCGCTGGTGGCGCAAACAGCGGGATCTTAACGTCAAAATCGGTGGATAAGGTTTCCATGAGTTACGACGCCAGCATGACGATGGATCCCGATGCTGGCTTTTGGAATAACAGCCGCTATGGTTCGGAGTTTTGGGAGTATCTCATGCTCTTTGGCGCTGGCGGCATCCAGCTTGGGGTGCCGTGATGAAAAGTGGCCTGACCGTTACCAAGGATTCAGCGCAGTCAATTTTCGATGCGTTGAAGGCCATCGGCAAACGAGATGTGCTGGTGGGTATTCCATCTGATCGCGCTCAGCGCAGTGAGGGGCAAGGCATAAACAATGCCGAGCTTGGGTATCTGCATTCTAACGGCGGCACTATTCAAATTCCCGAGCATGACGTAACGGTCAATCGGAAAATAAACGCTGATGGCTCGTTTGCCCAAAATGGTCAGTTTGTCAGGGCTGGCAAAAGCAACTTTTCAACCATTCATACGGTCAAGGCTTACTCGGTAACACTACCACCACGGCCATTTCTTGAATTAGGAATTGCATATAAAAACAAGGAGATAGTGGCCGAACTTAAACTTGCGGCTGTTGCGGCGCTATCCGGCGATGCCGCTTGGTCTGAGAAATATCTCAACCGGGCCGGTCTGATAGCCATGAATGGTGCCAAGGGGGTTATCCAGGCTGGTGACAAGCTCACGCCGCTGGCCGAATCCACAAAGCGCAGTCGTCGTTCTCGCGGGCGTATCGGAGAAAAGCCGCTGTATGACACTGGCGGCTTGCTTCGGGCCATTACTTATATCGTGAGGGATAAAAATGCCACTTCTTGATGTATCGGAGATATTTTCCGATCCCGATTTTGTTGATACCACGCTGGTCTGTCACCGCAATACCCAAACGATGGATGCCGATAATTTTGCTGTTAACACACCCAGCGATATTCCGTTTTCTGGCGTTGTGACCGTTGACCGCTCGCTTGAAGCCAAGCGCATGGCCGCCGGCCAGAACATTAACGGGGCAATCCTCATCGTGACGCAGTTTAGACTCACGCAGGGACAGCCAGGGCTTGACGCTGACGTGGTTACTTATCACGGACGTGAATATCGCGTGACGTTTGTTGACCCCTACACCGCGTATGGCTCTGGATTTGTCCAGGCGCATTGCGAGCTGTTGGACTTTGATGGAGGAACACCCGTTGAGTAATGACAGCACCACAGCTGGTTACCTGACGCCTATCGGTGATGTGCCTTCTTATGACAACGACCTGGAACGGGAGGTAAGCCGCTGGATCCGTGGTGTGACGGGAATTGATACCAGCCTGGTTTATCCCCGCTGGACTGACCCGCAGCCGCAGATACCGAAAAACGGCACCACCTGGTGCGAATTCGGCATAACCACGCTGCCAGGCACTGCGCCCCCGGCAAACGTTCAGATTTCAGATGAGCAATCGGAGCAATGGACATGGGAGCAGGTGAGTGTCATTTGCTGCTTTTACGGTCCACAGGGTGCCAGCGTGGCCACACTTTTCCGTGCCGGGCTTTACGTCGAACAGAACAATGCAGAGTTAAACCGTTCCGGGTTGTCGCTGGTTGATGTCGGGACAATCTACAACCTACCAGAACTCATCAATAACCAGTGGGTTCGGCGCTATGACATCACCGTCACCCTTTCGCGTAAAAACGTCCGCACCTATGGCATCAAAACGCTGGTGGATGCACCGGTACAATTCTTCGGAGAATAAACTATGGCACAGGGATTACCTGTATCGAATGTCGTCAGTGTTGACGTCATTATGTCGCCGACGGCAGCAACCGGGCGTAATTTTGGCTCGCTGCTTATCCTTGGCACCTCAACCGTTATTCCTGTTTCTGAGCGCCTTCGCCTCTATAGCGCCGCGGCTGACATCGGGACTGATTTCGGTGTGGAAAGTGAAGAGTATAAGGCTGCAACAACCTTCTTTGCTCAGTCTCCCGCCCCTACGCAGGTTTATGTCGGTCGTTGGGCTAAAACACTGGCTACGGCCGAAGCGGGATCGGTTGAAACTATGCTTCAAGCTGTTAATGCTGTACTGGATTATAACAGCTGGTATGGGCTTACTATTGCTGACAGTGCGCCACTGGCGGCTGTTGATATCCTAAGCGCGGCGGCGGCGATCGAATCTGCCGGGGTAAGCCGTATTATGGCCATCACCAGTGCCGATGCCGCAATCCTGACCACGACCTCAACGACTGATTTAGCGTCAAAACTGAAAGCCGCAAGCTATGGGCGCACTTTTATTCAGTATTCATCAACCAATAGCTATGCAGCTGTATCAGCTTTTGGCCGGGCCTTCACTGTCGATTTCACGGGCAGCAATACCACGCTCACTATGAAATTTAAACAAGAGCCAACGGTGACGTACGAAACTATCACCACCTCTCAGGCGGCGGCTATTGATGCTAAAAATTGCAACGTATTTGCCTACTACGCGAATGACACGGCAATTTTGCAGCAGGGTGTGATGTCGAACGGCGATTTCTTCGATGAGCGCCACGGCCTTGACTGGCTACAGAACTATGTTCAGACCAATCTGTATAACCTGCTCTACACAAGCACAACCAAAATACCTCAGACCGATCCTGGCGTAACCAGGCTATTGACCAATGTAGAGAAGTCGATGGATCAGGCGGAAAAAAATGGTCTTATTGCTCCGGGCGTCTGGAATGGTGCTGATATCGGTCAATTATCGTCAGGAGATACGCTGACCAAGGGCTATTACGCTTACGCCCCGGCAGTTTCCTCTCAGGCACAGTCTGATCGTGAAGCCCGCAAATCCCCGACAATTCAGGTCGCCTGTAAGTTGGCGGGCGCAATCCATTTTGCAGACGTTCAAATCAACGTTGTTCGCTAAGGAAAAAATATGGCTACTTATTCCTTCCAGGATGTCTCCGTTACGATGGATGGGCCAACTGGATCCATCGATTTAGGGTACGGTTCAGCTAATGCCGATGAAGGCATTACTACGGGAATGCTCGAAGCAAAAAACACAATGACCGTGGGTGCCGATGGTGAAGTTATGCATAGCATGCATGCGGGGAAAGCGGGTTCTCTCACGGTTAACTTGCTTAAAACCTCACCGGTAAACAAAAAATTGTCGCTTGCCTACAACGCACAAAGTCAATCCTCTGCGCTTTGGGGCAACAATGTATTTGTTATCCGTAACCATGTTTCAGGCGACACCACTACCATCCGTTCAGCGGCTTTCCAAAAACAACCAGACCACGCTAACGCCAAAGTCGCCGGTATGGTCGCCTGGGTATTTGACGGCGGTAAAATTGACCAGATTCTTGGGGAGTTTTAATCGATGGAATTTGAAATTAACGGCATCACCTACCGCATTGACAAGCTCAGTGCCTTTGACCAGTTCAAGGTTTCCCGCAAGCTGTTGCCGGTTCTCTCCGGCATGATTTCTGACTTCCAGGCGATTCGGGCCTCTTTCCCGCAGAGAAAAGAAACTGCAGAAGGGGGAGAGCCGACAGCGAATACTCTCGAAGACTGGATCCCCGTTATCGAAAAAATTCTGCCAAAAATCACCGATGCGCTGGCGGCCCTGAGTGATGAGGACGCCAACGCGGTGATCCATACCTGCCTGGCCGTCGCCAAACGTAAAGCTGGTGGCTCCTGGATTTCAGTGTTTAGTAATGGGGTTATGGCATCCGATGAACTGGACATGCTGGGAATGCTGCAGATTGTTGGTCGCGTGGTGGGCGACTCCCTTGGAAATTTTTTCAAAGGACTCCCCGGGAAAGCCATTTCCACGGATCCAGCGGCATAGAGTTTGAGACGCTTCCGGGTGACCTTGATTACATCATGCGCCCGGCCAAGGCTTTCCATCTCGACATGAAAGACCTGAAGTCTGGCGCGATAGACCTTTACGACATTGCTTTGATGAATGATTACCTCGACATGGAAGCCGAGAACGAAGCAAAGATAGAGCGTTGGAGAGCGGAAAATGAACGCGGAGACGATTAAAGAATTCCTGGTATCCCTCGGTTTTGCCGTTGATGATGCCGGTGCGAAAAAATTCGATGCCGTGATCGCGGGCGTTACAGCTAACGTGTTCAAAATGGCGGCCACAGTGGAGGGGGCAGCCGGTGCTGTTATGCTGTTTACCACCCAGGTTGCCGCCGGGCTGGATAATTTGTATTGGGCGTCTCAGCGTACGGGGGCCAGCGTCGCGGGGATAAAGGCGCTGGGGTATGCGGCGTCGCAGACGGGATCAAGTGCGGAGGCCGCGAAGGGTTCTCTTGAAAACCTTTCGCGGTTTATGCGCAATAATCCAGGAGCCGAGAGCTTTCTGAATCGACTGGGAGTGCAGACGCGTGACGCCAGCGGCAATATGCGCGATATGTCCTCTGTGTTCACGGGTATCGGGCAGCAGCTCAGTAAAATGCCTTATTACCGTGCCAATCAGTACGCGCAGATGCTCGGCATTGACGAAAACACGCTAATGGCCATGCGCCGGGGTCTGGCTGGATTTAACGCTGATTATTCGGCCATGAGCAAGGCTATCGGCTACAACGCTGACCAGGCAGCGGTCGGCTCCAACAAATTCATGACATCGCTTCGTGGTTTCAGTGCAATGGCGGGCATGGCGCGGGATAAAATCGGGTCTAACCTGGCAAACGGCCTGGCTGGCTCAATCGATAATCTTCGCAAACAAATCCTCGATAATTTCCCGAAAATTGAGGAAACCATAACGCGTGGTGTTAAAGGCCTTCTATGGCTCGCTGATATTTTTGGCAAGGTAGCTTACCGGGCCGTGCAGGCGGTGGGGGACATTATTAAGTGGTGGAACAGTCTTGATAATGAAAGTAAAAAGCTTATCGGGACCTTTGGGCTGATCATTGTTGCATGGAGGATGCTTAACAGCGCATTCCTGATGTCACCCATCGGCCTGATCACCGGGTTGATAATCGGCCTTGGCCTGCTCTATGACGACTATCAGACGTGGAAAGAAGGCGGGAAAAGCCTTATCGACTGGTCTAAATGGGGTCCTGAGATTGAGCGGGCAAAAAAGGCATTCGGTGACATTAAAAAGTGGCTGCTTGAATTAAAAGATGCGGTTGGCGGCTGGCAAAATGTTCTTGAAGGATTGGCGATTTTCGTTGGTGCCAAATGGCTTATGGCAATGATGGGGCCAATAAAAACGATCACCTCCGCGTTAATGTCTTTTCCTGCGTTATTCACGAAAGCGCTAACTCTATCGGGTATTTATGCAATCATCGCCTCTATCAACGAGGCTTACGAACGCATGATTGCATTGCGTGATGGTACAAACCCTGGCGGCATTGCGACCCAGTCACAAGAAATGGGGGAACGAGATAGCCTGGCCCGGCGAAATTGGGCGCTTAACAACCCGGGAGTGCCGTTCCCCGGCGTCCAGACGCTACCAGAAGTGGCTCGACCTCACCCTACTGCCAACGGCGCAGCAATGCTTGCCTGGTTGTCTCCCACGCTCAATAAGCTGGAAAACCTTTATCACCTCCCTGATGGTCTGCTGAAAAGCGTAGCCATCGCTGAATCAGGCGGCGACCAGAACGCCAGATCGAATGCCGGTGCGGAAGGACCTTTCCAACTGATGCCAGGGACGTCAAAAGATTTAGGCCTCAAGAATGGGGAAGCTTTTGACCCCGTCAAGTCTGCGAACGCCGCGGCTAAGTATCTCGCTCAGCTCTTAAAAGCGAATGGCGGCGATCTGCAAAAAACTATCGCGTCGTATAACTGGGGTGTCGGTAACGTCCAGAAGTACGGCATGGGGCTTATGCCACAGGAAACGCGCAATTATGTTCCGCGTGTTCTCAGTAATATGCCGGGCGGGGGCAAGGGGGCCTCTATTCAGCAAGAAACGACCATCAATATTAACGGTGTGAGTGACCCAATGCGCGCCGGTAAAGAGGTGGTAGATCGTCAGACGGGTGTTAATTCACGGCTTACTCAGCAAGTAGCGGCGGGAGCGAGATAATGGATATTTTATCGACGTTATTTCAACAATCCACGCGAAGCATTGGCCTGATCATTCCCAGCGTTGTGATCTCTGAAAAGCACCAGGATGCGCTGGAAATTACAGAGCACCCTGTCGAGATTGGCGCTCCGGTAGCCGACCATGCTTACAAGCGGCCATCAGAAGTCACGATGGAGGTCGGTTTTGCTGGTGGCGGCTCCTTGCTGGATTTGCTTGATACCTCTTCAGTCGGACTTTCCCTCGGCACCAGCCCGAAGGAAACCTATCAGAAGATATTGGATCTGCAGGCCACGCGCGTTCCCTTCAATGTCACAACCGGCAAGAAGCAGTACACCAGCATGCTTATCCGGGCGATTGATGTCACGACCGACAAGACCAGCGAGAACGTGCTGATGTGCGTTCTCACACTGAGGCAGGTGCTGATATCTCAAACCCAAAGTGTCTCTGTGACCGATAAATCTAACATGGCCAGCGGCGCGAGCACTTCCGCTGTGCAAGATAGCGGCGTTAAAAACCCCGTCCCTGACGACGACGCATCATTTCTAGAGAAACTAGCCTGGTGGTGGAGATTATGAATGTCGCTGAAATACCGCTAACGCCGGATAACCAGCAATTCAGTATTACGCTCAACAGCACTTCTTACCGCATGAGGATCATCTGGAGGGATACGCCAGGCTGGGTGCTGGATTTGCAAGATAGCGCCGGTGTGAATTTGATAACAGGAATACCCCTGGTGACCAACGTAAATCTGTTGGCCCAGTATGCGTATATGGGTTTCGGTTTCGGGTTGATGGTGTTTTGTGACGACGCCGCGCAGGAATACCCGAGCAAAACCGATCTCGGTACCGGAAGTCACTTATATGTCGTTCAAAGCTAAGGGGTGTTATGAGTCAGAACTGGATGCGTCATTTTGAACTATTGCTGACGGATGATAACGGCAAAGGCCTGAGTTTTTCAGACTTCAAAGTTACGTTCGATATTGAGTGGTTTAACATCAAGTTTTCGCGCGTTGCCGTGATAAAAATCTATAACCTGTCCCCGCATACCAATAACCGGATCCTTGGAAAAGAGTTCACTAAAATCAGGCTGATTGCCGGTTATGATGGAATAGCCACCGCCGTGGGAGACAACCAGGTAGGCAAGGTGACCCCTGTTAGTGCCGGAGACGTAGGCCAAAAGAATGGCCAGAATTTCGGGCAGATTTACAGCGGAGATATCCGCTTTACGATCACAGGTCGTGATAATCCCACCGATACCTATGTTCTGATCCAGGCTATTGATGGGCATCAGGCGCTGCTTGGCGCGGTAGTCAATACCACGCTGGCCGCTGGCTATACTGTGGCCGATCTGCATGCTGCAACGATGCAAAGTTTTGACCCATTCGGGGTAAAGAAAGGGATCACCGGGGATATGCCAGCCACGGTATTCCCACGTGGGCGCGTTATTTTTCAGTCGGCACACAAGGTGATGGACAATATCTCGGAACAGTGTGGCGCAAACTGGCAGATTGTTGACGGCTTAGTAAACATGGTACCGGAAAATCAATATACCCAGGAGGCTATCGTTTTAAATAGCCTAACCGGGCTGGTGGGCATGCCACAGCAGACTATGGGTGCCGGGGTTAACGTCCGATGTCTGATTAACCCGAACATCCGGGTAAACGGCTTGATTAAACTGGACCAGACCTCCGTCTACCGGGCCGCGCTATCCTCACATGACATCCAGATGTCTGGAGGCAGCATTAGCGAGACGAAGGATAACGGGAACCTGGTTGTTAACGGTATTGCCAGCACCCCTCCGGCAAGTATTGCGACGGATGGTGTGTATATCGTGCAATCCATCAGTTATACTGGTGATACAAGAGGCAAAGCGTGGTACATGGATATGATGTGTATGGCGCGTGGATCTGCGGAACTTCAAGTCAGCTCAGCGCTAAATAGGTCGGTGATTTCAGGATGAAAAATAAATTCTTATTGATTGCGGTTAGTTTTCTTGTGCTTTCTTCGACAGCATGCAGCGGGTTAAATGCTCTTTCTGGAAGAAATAAAAACGATGTGAACGAATGGATAGCAAAAAAAAATCTTGAACAGGCCAACGAAGATAAATTGGCAAAAGATAGGCAGACTGAGAGAGACCGAAAAATTGAGACAGAGCAAAGGAATTTCTACCTGACTCACCCTGAAATGCCGATTCCAAAAATGCCCTTGGATTCGAAATCTTCGGTAGATAATGCGTTTCGAAATGCATTAAATAATTTCGGTTTCGTTACTAGGTATCCAGGCTCCCAAGATCCCAATCAGGTTTACGTTAAAGTGGGGGGCTCAATGCTAACTATGCTGAGAGTTCAGCTAGCCCTATCTGCATATGGTGAAGAATGTAGAAGAGCCTCTGCTTATACTGGCCATGATTACAAAAATGAATGCCTAGCAAGTCTTACTCGCGACATATCAGCCTTCTCAGAAATGCTGAAAAATGATGATATTCCAGATAAAACTAAATTAGCGGCTTTGGGTGAGGCTTCATATGCGAATAACATCGACTTCGGGTATGCCGCTAGGCTGGCAAAAATGCACTTTAAGTTATGTCAGCAAAGGGGTAATCAAGGATATGTGGAAATGGTAACAGTTGCCGTACCTTGCAATGGACAATCGGACGTGTTGAACATTTATGCAGCTCGAGAGATGGGTTTTTTGTAAACTCAACGTACAAGTCGTCCAGGCAAACATGGATGCCCCGAAGGTTTTCGGAACCTATGACTGTGTGAAAGTCGGGTGATCCTAAATATTTTACATTAGCGTCGATATCTTTTTGAGATTGAAATTTAGCCAATCTAGGCTTAGAATCTCTACCCCGTTTAGTTGGGCCGAGGAAAAAAATGGCTGCTGGAATCCCACAAGAAAAAGCCGAAGAGTACATTGCACAATTTTCGGCTAAACTGGTTAATGGTGAGTCTGTAGATCATTTTACTTATAAACGTGTTAGCACCGAGCTTAATGCTACCAATACAAGCGCTTCTTTAGTTGCTTCGGGATATTTGGAAGTCTTGTTTGGGAATGAGCAAGAGGCTCTGGAGATTTTTAGACTGTCTCTAGATCCTCAAGTTAATGATTTTTTTCTTGCACAGCACTTTTATGAATTTCTAAAGTTAACATTCAACTTTCTCGAACTGAGTAAAGTTGCTTATATTTTAGCAGAAAAATATCCCAGTAAAATGTTTAGTCAGATTGCTTATAGCAATGCATATCGATTTGGCGAAAGAAGCCATTTAAGTCGTTTCTTTGATGAACATATCAAGCTGCTGTCAGACGCTGAAGGAAGGCAGAAGGCTATGAAACATAAAGACGAACTGTTGTCAGAACTCGACGGGGCCTTTGATGCATCTCAAAGTACTCATGAACAATTTGATCTATTGGCAAGCATCATTTGGTCAGTAGTGAAAGAATTTAAGGCTATCACTGGTTATGTTCAATTAAGTGATAGGGGCAATGGATGCTATATAGTTGACATTAAAGGTAAATCGCCTAAAGAAATTGCCAAAATGAACTTTGCTCTAGCTGATAAAGTTTGTGAAGAAGATAAATTAGACAAATGTAGGCTTCTTGCCCGTTTCTCATCTCCTCGTCAACTTCATACCGGAGTGAGTTATGTCGGTAACTAGCAGTGATATTTTAGATACAGCTCGGTTATGCTTGAACAAAAAAGACGAGAGTGGCTATAGAAGTGCTATCTCGCGCGCGTATTATAGCATGCTTCATGAGGCTATCTCTTCGCTAACATGTTTACCTCACTTTACCCGTGAGCACCATAAAAATACTGTTGGCTACATGTCTAACTCAGCTGAATGCAAGAATGAGCCATATCCAGCAATGTCGCTAAAATCTTTAGCCTACGTTCTGAAAACACAGAGAGATGCAAGGAATGAAGCTGACTATGAATTACAAACAGTAACTATTTCCGAAGAAATGGCACAAGATGTAATTGAGGCAGCGGAAGAGTTCTTTGAGCGATGGACATTGCTCAAGACACCTAAAGCATCTTAATGCATAAAAATTTATTAAACCCGCTCCGGCGGGTTTTTTTATGGAGTTTTTCCATGCCTGTATCAAACAGTGCGCAAACCGGTGACACCTCAGAGCTAAGCGAGACTTTATTAAAAAGTCATTCCGCTGGCCTGCGTGTGTGCATGCCTGGGATCATCCAGTCCTTTGACCCGGATACCGTCACATGTGTCGTTCAGCCTGCGTTAAAAGGCGCGATTACGGATGCATCCGGCAATGTAGTGTCTGCCGATTATCCCCTGCTGACTGATGTTCCCGTATCCTTCCAGCGCGGCGGTGGGGTAACCATGACCTTCCCGATTAAAGTGGGGGATGAGTGCCTGGTTGTTTTCGCGGACCGTTGCATAGATTTCTGGTGGCAGAGCGGTGGCATACAGGAACCTGTAGATCCGCGTCAGCACGATTTATCAGATGCCTTTGCGATAGTTGGTCCCCAGTCGCAAGCGAATAAAATCAGCGGGATCAGCACCAACTCTGTGCAAATCCGCACAGATGACGGGGGTAGCTTTATCGAGTTGACCCAGGGCGGTGCGATAAATATCAATTCCTCCCTGGTGACGATAAACGGAAATGTGCAGGTAAATGGGAAAATTACCTCAAGCGGCGATCAGGTTGCCGCCGGCATTAGCCAGACCGGGCATAAACATGGTGGGGTTCAGTCTGGTGGTAGCACTACGGGGGTGCCTCAATGAGATACCGACGCGAAGATGCAGACGGTGATTATACATTCGGCCAGGGTGACAATACCTTTCTGATTAACTCGCCTGATGCCGTGGCGCAGGCGGTTAAAACCCGGTTTGAACTCTGGTACGGCCAATGGTTTCTTGATACCACAGCCGGGACACCGTGGATTCAGTCAGTGCTGGGAAAACAGAAACCAGAAATTTATAACATGGCAATTCGCCAGCGTATTCTGGAGACCACTGGTGTTAACTCGATCACCGTCTTCAATACCTCAGTAAATAGCACTACTCGCCGAGTTTCCTTCACCGCAACAATCGACACAATCTACGGAACAACGACAGTCACAAGCGAGGCATAAATGGCTTTGAACCTCGATACGCTGGGGCTATCGGCAACGATAACCGCCCAGGGGATCAGTGCGCCCGATTATCAGACGGTCCTGACAACAATTACCGGCTTCTTCCAGCAAATTTATGGCAGTGACGCTTACCTTGACCCTGATAGCAAAGATGGGCAAATGGTCGCGCTGGTGGCCCTGGCCATTAACGATGCCAATAACACAGCAATAGCCGTCTATAACACATTCTCTCCGGCCACGGCGATGGGGGCCGGGCTATCCAGCAATGTTAAAATAAACGGCATAACGCGGGATGGGGCCAACAACTCGACAGTTGACGTGCTGATCACTGGCACTATCGGACTTGAGATAGTCAACGGCTCGGTTAAAGACACCAACAATATCACCTGGACGCTACCAGCTTCTGTGGTGATTGGTACCGATGGAACTGTGCTGGTGACGGCTACCTGTGCCACCGCTGGCGCTGTTGCGGCGCTGGCTGGCACCGTTACTGGTATCAACACGCCGACGCGCGGCTGGATTTCGGTAACAAATCCAAACAGCGCAACGGTGGGTAACGCTGTTGAGACTGATGCGGAACTGCGGATCAGGCAGTCACAAAGCACGGCCCTGGCCTCTGTTACCCCATTTGATGCCCTGGATGGCGCATTAGCCAATATCACAGGTGTTGTACGCCACAAACTCTATGAAAACGACACCGGCACGGTCGATGCTAATGGGCTGCCAGCACATTCAATTACCGCGATTGTGGATGGCGGCGATATCAATGATATTGCATCAACCATCCGGCTTAAAAAGGGCCAGGGCGTTTCGACTAACGGTACTACCGCAGTAACGGTGACGGACTCGAAAGGTAATCCGCACGTTATCAACCTTTCGCGGCCCGTTGTTGTACCGATTTATGCGGCGATCACACTGAAGGCGTTTACCGGCTACACAACGCAGATAGGCGCAAACATTGCCCAGGCGGTTGCCGACTATATCAACAGCCTTGCGATCGGTGATTCCGTGCTGCTTAGCCGCGTTTATTCCCCTGCGAATCTTGGCGTAGTGAGTGGCGGGAATAGCAAATTTTACGACATCCTGACATTAAGCATTGGCACCTCTGCTGGGTCGGTTGCTGCGGCGAACGTCAATCTCATCTACAGCCAGGCGGCATCTTGTAGCGTCGCTAATATTTCGATAGTGGCCACCTCATGAGTAAATACACTGACTTAATCACCAACTACCACGCCGGTAAGCCTAAGTTTGTCTCTCACATCGATTTATCTACTCGTCCGCTGACTGATATATCAAACGCAATGCTCGGCATGATCTCCGCATTTGATATCGATAATGCGGTTGGCGTTCAGTTGGACATTCTCGGCCAGTGGATTGGCAGAACACGCATTGTTAGCCAGCCAATTTCAGGGATTTATTTCTCATTCGATACGCCCGGGATCGGGTTTGACCAAGGGGTGTGGCAAGGACCATACGACCCGGACGCCGGGTTTACTAACTTGAGTGACGATGTTTACCGGATTGTCCTCAAAGCGAAAATTGCCATAAATCGGTGGGATGGCACCAACGAAACCTTACCGGACATTCTTGATACGGCGCTCGCCGGGTCCGGGCTGTCGATGCAGATCATCGATAACCAGGACATGACCATTTCAATTCTTGTTTTTGCTGCTGGTGGCCTGAGTTCTGTTTCGCTCGAACTGCTGGCCGCTATTCGCCAGGGCTACTTAACAGTCAAAGCTGCCGGAGTGTATGCCGGCCAAATATTAACGCCGTCGGCCGGGACGCAATTTTTCGGCTTTGATATTGAAAATGAATATATCGCCGGGTTTGACCAAGGCGCATGGGGAGTGAATTTATAATGGCAGTGAATAATTTTAAACCGTTTGGGATTGGTGCTTCTGCCAACGTTACGCCACAGGCAGCCTATGAGGCACTTGCTGCGCTCAGTGCAGGGTTTCAGGCGGGTACTGCAAGTTCTGCGCAGGTTAACAAAGCGCTGCGTCAAGGTTCGGTGATGGCCAGCGTGCTGGCGCAGTTTATTGCCAATACCAGCGGCGCTGACGTGCTTGATAACGGCGACGTGGCCACGCCGTTGGCAAACCTGCTTTTGGGTCTTAAGGCGAATACTGCAGGCAGTTTTTTGCAGACGGCAAATAACTTCGTTGAAATTAAAAATGCAGGTGCTACAGCTGTGGCCGCCGCTCTCGCAAACCTTGGTTTAGGCGGCGGCCTTTCTGGTATCGTCGGTGCAGTGCGTAACGCAGCTATGAGCATCGCTACGGCGTCAGCTACCGCTACTTTTACGGCTGACGAAATTATTGTAGAAACAGCACTGGGCGGTACTCAATATCGCCTCAGCTCTTTTAATAAAACTATCAATTTGGGGGTTGTCGGTGCGGGAGGAATGGATGTTGCTGTATCGGCGGGAATTCGATATTTAGGCATTTATGCAATTTATAACCCGACAACTGGCGCATCTGCTTTACTTGCGACTGCGAATGCAACTGATGTTACCGGCGCATTCCCTGCTGTATATAACGGCGCTTTGCCCGCGGGATACACGGCGTCCGCACTTATCAGCGTTTGGCTTACATCAAGTGGGACGTTTTATGTTGGGTATCAGATTGACCGAAAAGTTTATATAACGTCAAACGTCATGCTGAGTACGACAACAACAGCAACCGCCGCGTCAGTATTAAGTTCCTCGTCATCAGCATTTCCAAGAAATGCGAAGACAATATCAGGGTCAATTGCGACAACCACCTCAAGCCAACAAGTTGCCGAAATTTGGCTATTAGCATTGCCGATTATCTATAACGGTCCTCGCTTCGCCCTTAACTCGACTGGGGCGTCTGGCGGTGGACTTGGTTCATGCGTTTTCTTTAATGACCACGCAATTACCACTCCACAGACAATCTATTACAGTGCGTTTTCAACGAATGGCGCGTCATTCCAATTTTCAATTAACTTAACAGGATACACATTCTGATGAGCACGAAAATTTATGTTGTTTTAAATGGTGATGGCAAGTCAATACAGACATATTTTGGCACAACAGATCAGGACCCGGCAGAGTGGCCGGGTATTACCTCTGTGCAATCCTCTGACCAGATCTACCACGACTATTACGCACTCATGACCACGTATGGCATGCAGTATGGGATGGTGGTGCCAGATTAGTAGTGGATGGGCTGATTAACTATCTAACCAGCCCATTATCCATCCTAAGAAAGATACCCTTTAATTTTATTGCTTACTGGTAGTAATATGCCAGCTGATAAAAAACTAAGCACAATAACCACTGAAAGTAATAAATAGAACCGAAGGTTGGTAATGTTTTTAATTTCATCATTTGACATTATATAAAATATAAATCTGTGATGTACAAGAAATGCAATGAAAGAGTAAGTGGATAAGCAACCAATGGTTTTTATAAAAAATGATGGTTTCTTTAAAAGTTCGTAAATTGAGGCAGTCGCAACAAAAGATGCACATAACAATGGGGTTGAATATAAGTTTTCAAAGTAACCCACTCCGAATGCATTTGAAATTGTAATTACAAAAATTGAAATGTATAGTGATATTAAAGTATTGCGTCTACTATCACGGATGAAATCAAAAAACATCATCCCAAATATAAATTCTGGAAGTCTGGTTGTAGGGTTCCACATTGCATTAGCATTCCAAAATGGGCTGTGAGAATAAATCCAGTCGTTGAAATGAAAAGATATTGACGATATTATAATGGAAATTAATAACGCAGAAGTCTGACTTCGTAGGTAAATTATACGTATTAACGGAAACAAAGTATAGATTATAACTATAAACCCAAGAAACCATTCCCCAATAAGGTAATAGTTTTTATACATGGAATATAGGTAGCCATCCATTCCGAAAAATGACATAGCTAATATGGCTGGGTTGCTGCCGACTTTTACCACATGACCAAATATAAAAAAACATAGTGCGACTGAAATATAGGTGACCCAGAATGCTGGGTATATTGAAAGGAATCTTTTTTTATAGAATTTTAAAACGCTAAATTCATTTTTTGAACTTGTTGATAATGCTCCGCCAGAAATAATTATAAAAAAAGAAACGCCTATTATACCAAGCGGCTTAAATAAATCGGTGATGTGAACTCCAGGGTTTTTAGATGCCTCAACATACAAGTGAAAGCACATTATCATTAAAATTGAAATGATCCTCATGAAATCCATTGAGAGAATTCTATTATTATTTCGCACTTTATTTGACCCTAACATTTAAAATCTTAAATAATTTTAATCAATCACAAATATTTGCACGAAACCACAGCATTTTCAATTAATAAAGAACACAAGCTCACGTAAGCTGAACAAACCCTGCTTCTCGCCTGAAAAATTCATGATTATGCTGTTTTTATGTACAGTTGTTTAGGGGGCGGCTCGGTTTTGATGTTGTGTATCCACTTCAGGGATGCTATGTGATGAGCTGCAACGAAATCTTAGCCTTGTTTCGAGGTTTAACCGTTGCAGCCTGTTTTACATTACTCTGAAATCTCTAGCTTTATCTATTTTAAATATTTCTAGAATTTACATAATTTCAGCGAAAGAAGGTTAGGTTCTATTACCTAAGAAGCCACCATCCTCGAACGTAGCTTTGAAATTTTCTTTATTGCATTCGGTAATTTTTCTGCAGTGTGGGCATTGTTGAGTATTCGCAAAAAGGGTACCAGACTCAAAAGTCTTTCTGTCACCAAGCCAGATTGCAGACTTAAACCATTGAGAGCAATGAAGGCATCTAACTTGGATATCAGTAGTTTTACACATAAAATCTCCTAAGCAGAGAAGGGGAATAAATAATAACACTTGGCGATAAAAAATATTTATAAGCTTGCTGGTTTGGGAGCTATATCAAATTATTTCATGAACCTGCGAGTTCAGTGCTATTTACAGGGAGTGGAGTTGCTCCGGCCTGGGGATCCGCTATCGAAATTTTCCCGACGATTTCCTAAAACAGTGGCAACTAAATGATTCAAAAGGACTTATAAAGACGGTGTTTTTGAGTGATTATTGAGCTTTATGGTTTTTAGTTTGTTGTTTTTTAAGGAGAAATTAAGTTTTTTGCGGATAAAGGAATCGTATTCGGTCTTTTTTTTATAGGGTTTTTAAAACAACGACTTACTGTAAAATCAACGACTTATTCCCACCCAGTTGCACTCAATTCTACCCTGTAGGATCTTCTGTCGCCATTTTGTCGCCACTTTTGGCGGCAGTTTTACTATGTAAAATCGACAGCGGATTGTTAATCAACGCAGCCTCCAGGCGATCCGGCGCGAAGTGGGCGTAACGCGGGTTTACCCAAATATCAAAATTACCAGGAATGCGCTGTAATTCTTTTATTCCAGAGTACGTCGACGCTGAGCAATCAGGGACAGTTGTGCCGCTGGCTTGGGGGATTCACCAGCCAACCAGGCCATCTCATTTTCTGGCCTATCAAACTCACGGTCATTTTTCACCAGAAAGAATCTTGCATTTACACACAAATACTTGTCGATGCAAGTTTGGCTTAGCTACTCAATAATCACCCTTTGGCAGGAAAGGCCTCATGTGGATGAGGCCATTTATATAGTCAACTATTGTATTTGCGATCGAATGTTTCATCAGATTCGCACAGATAGATGATAAATTCGACAAAGGCAATAATTGAGGGGATAAGTGTCCAGCAGAAAATGAGGTATAAAATTCCCTGACCAATCTTACCCAAGTAGAACTTGTGTACACCAAAGCTACCCAGGAAGAAGGCCAGCAGCGCAGCGGCTATTCTGCTTTTTGACCCTTGACTACCATAGCGAACAGCGCCGCAATGAGGGCAAGATTTTGCTGTGCTGTGTATTTCTTTCCCGCATCCGCTGCAAAAAACCATGTTACTCAT